AGGCGATGTAGGCTAGTACTTCTCCAGAGGTAACAGATACCGAGCTAAACAATCCGTATACCGTTACACCCGCAGGGATGGTAACAGATGATAAGTTGTCTCCAGCCTCAGCAGTTAAGCTGATTACAGCATCTGCAAGTACGGTGATTGCACGATAAAATTCTCCAGATGTTCCTGCGCCTCCTGCACGAACAGAGCGTAGGCCTTTCTGACCAAGTACTTGGCGTTGGAAGTTAGGGGTTGCGTTTACGTTTTCGTAAGACATTGTATATCAAGTTTTAAGTTGTCAAGTATCAAGTATCAAATACTCGACAAAGATAATTATTATATCAACATATCTGTTTGGTCCTCAGGTAGTTCGCCTCGTTGGCCCTGACGCTGGCTTATGAGCTTTGACTGCTCAACCGCCTGCTTCTTGACTCTGTCGTCTTTGCGATCTTCCTTCATCACCTCAGCTGAACTCTTTACCCGGCTTTCAATCTGCTGCTCCGCTACACCGTACTCTCCCTTTAGCTGTTCAAGCTCCATACGGAACTGGTGCTCTAGGCGGGCCAACTGAGCCTTCATCTCAAACTCCATCTGCTTCTTCTGCATATCAAGCTGAGCCAATGCCTGCTCCTTCTGTACCTCCGCCTGTGCGGTAGCCTGAGCTGACTGTGCGTTCGCCTGTGCCTGTGCTTGGATGTTTGCTTGAGCCATCTGCTGCTGCTGCGCGATACGTTTCTTACGACGTATCACTAGCAGTCTTTCTGCTTGATCTACATCCTTAACGTTTCTAACAGCTATCGCATCCTCAAGGTCAATCTCTTTCTGTGCCAGTGCAATCTGAATGTTCTGCTCCAAGTACTGACGGTCTCTGTCGTTGAGGTCTGTCATCACACGGATACCAAAGTTGTACATCGGCAAGTCACTGAAGCTGTTCAGCACAGACATATTCGTCTTACCGATAGCCTTCTCATATACTCTGTACAACACAGACTCACTAGGAAGGATCTGTAGACATTTTAAGATGTCTTCACAGACCTTCCGGTACAAGATCATAGATGCGTTGGTTACGTCGTATAGAGCGTTGTTTCCTGCAGCGACAGCCATCTGGTTAACACCTACCAATGCCTCACCCTTAGGTGTAGTACCATCCATCACCTCGTTGATACCCGTAGCGTCACGGATCATACGTAGGTAGTGGTTGTACAATGCGATAAGCTCGTTGATGTTTCTGATGCTGTTGTCGATCTGACGTACCGGTGGGTTTTGGAATCCACCCTCAGGGTTCTTACTACGGTAGTAGAACACACCCGTCTGTTCGTAGATGTCCTGAATCTCTAGCGGCTGTAAGTCACCACCACGCCCAAGATCTACATTCTCCAACCCTTCAATATCAATGATGATACCGTCAGGCTTCGCCTTAGCGATAGCTTGCTGGATCTTAAGGTGTGACAGCTGCAACTGATCAGCAAAGCCTATGATGCTTGATACCAAGCTCTTAGGGATCATATTGCGGATGTTCGTAGCTACAACGCTGTACGACATCGTCGCCTTTGTAAGGTCGTGGATGTTCTTAGGTACGTTGTTCTTCTGGCCGTAGTTGAATACGTAGTCTGTACCTACAATGTGCATACCGCCATATACTGTGGCGTTATTCATCTGTACAGGCTCACGGTCGTATACTGAGTTCTTAGGTGTCTCGTAATTATTGCCTTTGTAGTAGAAGCCCATATTACCGAAGCGTGACTTCTTCTTCTCGTAAACCATAGAGTCTACAGAGAGGAACTCAAAGTCCAACACTTCAATAGAGAACTCGTCGTAGCCGTAGTTATAACGGCTGAGACGTTGGTCGTAGTAGTTCTCCATAAATCGTGATGAGTCGTTGCCGTACTTGTTCATTACGGTCTTCGCCATCTTCTGGTACTGCTCCTCACTAAACTGATCACCCGCCAATCGCTTCAGCTCCTGGATGGAGATGCGCTTGATGTGGCCGGCATATACGATGTCTGAGAATGTAGGGTCGTCTGTGTAGCTGTGCAAGAAGAACGCCGGGTCTACATATTCCTCCTGGATTCCGTAGTTCGGGTCGTTACTTCTCTTGGTCACTGCCATACCACAGTTCACCAAATCCTCAACAGCTCTGCGGTAGATGCGCTCGTCAAAGTTATTCCAGCTTAGCGTCATATTGGTAGCTAGCTGTGCGGCGATCTCTGCGTCTGTCTTTACATTTGTTTCTAGGAATATCTCTACCTCCTCAGGTGTCTGTGGTAGCTTAGATGGATCTACGTCTACCTCTAGACCTGCAGCCTTAGCTTCCTCAAACATCTCTTTATTCTCAATGCGTAGTGCTACCTTCTTCTTCTTAATGTCCTTCTCATTCTGTGAGATAGGGTCAATGGCCTCTACCTGTGGGTAGCGGTATGAGGAGATAATCTTGTTGACAACGATCTTAGCGAACTTAGGGATAATAGGTACTGGGGTCCAGTCTAGCGTCATCATCGTGCCGTCACCATTGTTAGGGTCCAGCGAGTTTAGAATCTGCTTGTATATAGTAGTATCCTGAGTACCGTTGGCGTATTGGCGTGAGGTCTCAAACTCTTTATAGCGTCTACGGTATAGACTTCCTTCTGAGTCTATCCCTCCCCACTGTGCAACTAAAGCTTTGGCATATTCTAATCCGTATGCCTTTTGTACTTTTTCCTCCGTAGTTGCTAGCGGATCTGGAAAAGAAGATTTCTTGTAATTATTCATCGTTTCGCTGAATCGTTATCAAACGCAAAGATAACGTTTTTATCAACGCTGGATCGATGTGCCTTTACGGAAGAACTTCTTGTCGTCAAAGCTGGCCTTAGGCTTCTCCTTCTTCACGCGCTGGGCAGCTAGTAGCGCCAGCCCTGAGGAGATGGTAAGGTCATACTGTGTACGGTTATCGATACGGAAATTGATCCAATCCTCTAGCGTTCTGTTGAAGTACATCGGCTGGTAATGACCATCGTCATTCATACCTACATAGTCGTGTATGTAAGACTCAATCGCCTGGGCGTGTGCCTGTATAACGTCCTGAGAGTTAGAGGGTATACCCTTCGTCTTAACAGCTACTCTAGCTGTTGACTTCAGGTGCTCTGGTCTATCCATCAGGTACTCATCATAACCGCGTGTCTCAAAGTACCTAGCGATACCGTACTTGTTATTCTCTATTAGTATTTTATACCCGTAGAATACAGAGGCCATAAGCACATCCTCGTAGAAGATGCGGGCCAGTGGTGGGCGTGAGGCATACTCCACCACAAACATATTGGATGGGTGTGCCATATTAAACTTATTGTACAGGTGGAACGCACCCTTAGATCCCCGGCCATCTACCGTAGCATCCAGGTCATAGCTATCGACACCACCTACGCCGAGCCAATCGTTACCAGGGTACTTCTTCCCTCGCTCAACAGATATCTTGTTACGCAGCTCTACGGGTGGCATCCACGCCACACGGAACCTGCCGTTGTCATCAGGCCTGAAGATCACCTCCGTGTCTTGCTTACCGTTCGCCCAAACAAAGTTTCCCTTAACCACAGGCTGTGGGTAGAGGTCCTGGTTGTACTCTATCTGCTCGTAGATCTTAGCGATGTTAAAGAGGCTAGACTTCGTAGAGTCCCTGAACGCCTCCTCAGCAGTAAATGGGAACTGACGTATGGTTTCATTAAGCTCATTGCTGTCTCCCGATAATCCTTTACGCTCGTTCTTTAGATAGGTCTTTGCACCTATGGTTATCTCCTCACCGTCAATGCCCATCACCGCCTCATCTGGGTTCTCAACCACTGGGTTTCCGTAGCGGTCAAAGAAGCCCTCCAAGGCTTCGTAGGCCGGGACAAAGATTCTGTAGAGCATACTCTTCGTTCTGCCGTTGGAGTTTCTATCCTTAGGGTTGGACATATCCCATAGGTCACGGTAGTTTCTACCTCCCTTGTCTAGGGGGTTTACGGTAGAGCCAATGATGGCCTTACCTACAAACTTACGACCTACCATCAAACAGGTACGTTGTATACGCCACACCTCAAGGATGTCTTCAGGGCGCTCAAACTTACCACCCTCGTCAATGAACAACAGCTTAAGCTTCTCCCCATCGTATGCGTTGGATGTGGTGTTACGCCAGTTGATGATCGTGTTGAGTGCCTGCCCCTTGGAGCTGGTCTTATTGTTCTTAGTAATCCTCTTGCTGGGCTCACGGAATGCGAGCTCTTGGCGCGGGTTAGTGGTACCATCCTGGATAGGCTTGAAGAAGAATGGGTAGTGTCTATACATACCTACTACCTTCTTCATAAAGATGTTCTCCTGTGCATCCTTACCCGTCTTAGACATTATCCCTACGGTGACATCGTAGGTAGAAGTACCTACATCGTCTACCTTACTAGCGGCGACGTTGGTGTAACCAGAGCGTCGACACTTCGTATATATCTGCCCTGCACATCTAGGGTCTACCATACAGGCTTCCATATGGTAATTGATGTCTCGCTGGAACTTAAGGTAGTAACCGTAGAAGCTGGCATCTATCTTACTCCACTGGAGCATCATATAGTGTGACCCCGTTATGTATGTAGGCTCACCATTGTTATAGAACCAAAGACCGTTGTTGCGTCGCTCAAACTCCTGCTTGATGTAGGGCTCGTACTTACTCTTAAACTCCTTGGGCATATCGTACCACTCATCCATACTACGGATGCGGGACAGCTCGGTAGGCATCTCCTGGCGTACCCAGCGCTGCTCCTCCACCGGCTTGTCGTGGTAGAGTATCTGTTCCTTTGGTGGCACAGCAGGGAGCTGGATATAAAGGTCAGCGAGCTCAATGATCTCACCAGCCGTATCTAGTGGGCAGATGTTGATCACCTTATCCTCGTAACCCTTTATGTCTTTCAGTCCTGCCATTAACGTTTAGCGTATTGTTCTGAGAAGCCACCAGAAAAGTCTCTGGCCTCCTCAATCCCTCCAGTCTCCTTGAGCTCTTTTATCATTGTCTCAAGCTTCTGGTATTCTGTTATTAGTTCCTTGGCGTCAAGTGCTGACTCCTTGATACTCTTAAGCTCGGCCCGACGACCGGAGCCTGATTGCTCCGTGTCGATAGGCCTTTTAATTTCTTCTGTGATGTTGCGGATGGCCTCAGCCATCGCTTCAAGTAGCTCCTCACCAGCTCTTACACTACTGAATATCTTCTTGCGTCCCATTAGAATCCTGTTGCGTAGATATGATCTATGTGTGTTCTGTATACTTCCTGACCTTCAACCTCCATCTTGTAGTCAGCGTTCTTCATAATCATTACCTTGTCTCCTTTCTTAAGGCCTAGCTGTTGTACTGCTGGGGAATCGTAGAGCACATATCCGTACTGGTTGTACTCAGGCTTCTCCAGCTCTAGGATGATACCAGAATCTGTAACCTCCTCATCAGGCTGCTCCTCAGGAGTTAGGAATACCCAATCGCTTAACAGCTGGATCTCCCCAGTGTCTTGGTCCTTGTAGGCATAGACCTGTGTGCCGTGGCTATTGTTAGGATCAAAGCGTACGAAGTAAACATCTCCGTCAACTGTCTGACCATTACCGTTCCCTGATATTACTACGTGGTGGTGGAAGTAGATGGTGTCGCCAACCTTCACGGGGGTGTCGTACTTCTCAGGTACGGCAACCACCTCAGCGCATTGCTTACGGTTGTCAAACTCATTCCACTTTGGATCGATGTATATAGATGTATCACCGATCTTTACTTCATCGTTGAACGCCTTAGGTAGGCGCACAAAGAAGTCGTATAAACTTCTCATATAAATTAAATTTAGCTGTTGTTAAAAGTCTAGGTCGTACTCAATGAGTACAGGAACGTTCTCCACGCTCTTCCATAGCATCACCCCATCCTCAGGATGTTTGATGTATACTAGGTATCTCTTCTCTTTAAACTTATGTAGGTAGGCCTCATCGAGTATGATGGTGTCTACTTTAGACTCACCAGCCTTCTGGCCTACATAGTAAGCCATAGCTTTTAGGGGGTCTACCCCTATAATAATCTTACGTATCATTTCAATTAATTTAAATCTCCGGGATTCATCTTGTTGATCCAGTAGTTAATGTTGCTTGGGCTTTGCTCCTGCTCAATGCGGTATGCATCCAATATGTAGGATAGCATATCGTCTAGCTCCTCCTCATCCTCTACGGTGATGGAAGATAGCAAGTTCATACTTACTGTAGCTCCCTTACCGTTTGGTAGGATGGATTGATCATCCAGGTTTAAGAACCCTACAGCTAGTGCAACAATAACTTCTTCTTCAAGGTCGTGCTTCTTGATCGTCTCGTTTATCTGGATCATCAGCTCTTGAATCTCTTCAATACAATTTCTATGCTCTTCTTTCATCTTAAAGTATGTTTCCTACTGTTTCTTTACGTACTTCAACCTCGGTTCCTGATAAAATATCTGCATTACCTGATGCCGCTCTTATCTGTATTCTGATTGCTTGTGTAGGATCCAGTATGAAAACTCCCCAAAATGAATCTGCTTGATTTGTACCAGCAGAACCCTTATCTCTAATTACTGTTTTGATATCCGACCAAGTACCACCGCCCGTATTTCTTTGAATCTTGTATTCAATAGATGCTGGGTTTGATACTCCTATCGCCGAGGTGATAGGCACACGTACAGGGAATGCTGATTCTGACCTGTTCTCAATGCTACCTGCTACGTTATCAAACGTAAAGTTAGCGGGTGTATTACCAAAATGGTAACTTGTGCTTTCGGTTGCGTTATCTGCTGAAGCAAATATTAATGTCTGAAATGAAGTTGTTAATGTTAGTGGAGCTTCAGTAACCCCTATCACAACCTCTTGAAGTGGAGCAATATTACTTGTGAATGCCCCTGTTCCAAACTCACGTTTAACTACCTCGTTGCTGCCGTTAATAAGAAGCCCTGTAGCCTCTAAGTTATCTGTTGCGGGTGCTGAGGTGAAGGATTGTGTACCATTGATCTCAACCTCTGTGGTAGAAAGCTTAAGTGCAGATGCATCACCTGTACCATCCTCTACATTCTTCGTTGAGGAGGTTAGGCCTCCTTCAACGTGAAGTAGGTTACCAAACTTATCTTTTACCTTTTGTCCTGAGAGCGTGCTCATAAATATTAATTTTGTACAAAGATATTAAATTCAACGTTATGCCTAAGAGCGAGATCGCTAAGTCAAAGATGTTTCGGGATTTCTCCCGCATCCCGGATAGATACATTAAAGCAAATTACCTGAAGTACTTGAACCTTGCCCTCAGAGATATGAGTAAGAACTACGACCTCACCGAGGCGGAGATCAGGTTTATGGTATTCATCTATGACCTAGACTTCTTCACCATAGACTATGTTGCTGAGAACTACTTC